GTACTAATTGAATCTACTACTGATAAAATGCAGTCCACAGCACTTGCTGTATCTGATAATGCTTCAACACTATCTCCTGATTGTAAAACTACTTTTGCACCACCATCAATAAGTTCCAAAGAACTTCCGCTCGGTATTGGTGCATCTTTTATCAAATAATAGCTTGTGCTTGAGTTTTTAACAGTAGCACTAACTGTAACTGCTGATGTTGATTTATTAGCAAATCTCATACCAATAATTGCATCATCACTATTAGCTGCAGCTCTTACTTCTGTAGCTGATGTGCCTATACTTGTTTTTAAAACTCTTTCAAAATCTTGTGCCATTATTATTTCCTTTTATTAATTACAGGGCGATTGCCATAGCAACAGCAAAACCTGCACTTGCTCCTGGTAAGTTAGTTAAGTTGCTTCCATCAACAGCTGGAAGTTGAGCTGATCCATTTAATTGAACTACATTGTTTGCACTTGTTCCAACAGTTTGTGTTGCAGCAGTTCCTAGTCCTGAAATTTTTGTGTGTGCAATTGAATTAACTGCTAACGTAATGTTTCCACTAGATGTAACTGGTGTACTGCCTACAGTAAATTCTCCAGCACCACTATCGGCTACTCCAACAGAAGTTACTGTTCCAACATTTGATGGAGTTATTACTGTGTAAGTAATTGATGTTGATCCAACTGATCCTGTGTTATCGGTAGTACATAAAAATATTTTATTATCGTTTGTTGATCCTTGATTAACTACAACCATTCCACCAGATAGCTCTGCTATTGTGTCATGCTCAGGGTCTCTTGAAGCAGCACCACTTGATACTGCTAAATATAAACCATTCTCACTAGCTGTACTTTGATCTTTAACTAAAACTCTATCACCAGCTACCAATGTTACTCCATCAATTGAGTCTCCAGCTTCTAGGCCATTTGATAAATTAACATTTCCTGTAGTAGCACATTCTGCAATAATTCTAGTTCTTAATCCAGCTACAGCTTGATCTACATAAGATTTAGTCGCTGCGTCTGAATTATTACTAGGTGATCCAAGACCAGTAACAGATCCTCCTGATATTGAAACATTGTTTGATGCTTGTGTTGATATAGAGCCTAGACCTAAAGATGTTCTAGCAGTAGCACCACTTTCTGTTACAAAATTTGATCCATCCCCAACAATAAAATTACTATCGGTTGGTGTAAGACCTGCAATATCAGTAAGTTGAGCATCGCTATTTTGTTTGCCATCAATTTGAGTTTGGATAGCTGATGTAACTCCATCAAGATAACCAAGTTCTGTAGTAGTAACATCACTAACTTCAACTTTACCACTACCATTTGATTGTAATGCTCTTGAAGCAGTTAAATCTGATGACGCTATAGTTGAAGCACCACCAGTTATTGTTGCTTGTTTTGAATCTATTTGTGTTTGAACACTTGATGTAACTCCATCTAAATATCCCAACTCTGTATCTGTTACATCACTAACTGCTATTTTTTGTGAGCCATTTGAAATCACTGCTCTATTTGCAGTTAGACTTTCTGTGTCTATTGTAGAAGCACTTCCTGTAATAGTAGGTTGTTTAGCATCTAATTGAGTTTGGATTGCACTAGAAACACCATTAAGATATTGAAATTCTGTATTTGATATTGACCCATCAGCTAATTTAGTAGCGTTAATCCCAGTTGGGATAGAGTCGTTAGTTTTAGATAATGCACCAATATAAACATTTGAGATTGCTTCGTTTGAAAGTGATCCACTATCCCAAGTAACATTTACTGTTGTGTTTGTAGAAAACGATGAACTAGCGATTGTTCCAAAAATTGTTCCAGGGGTACTAGCTGTTAATTTAATTCTACGACCAGCATGGTAAATTGAAGTTACATCTACACCAGCGATTGTAAAAGAAGTCCCAGAAGCATAGGCTGCAGTGTAACTTGCATCACCATCACCATACTCAATCCATTGTGCATCGTTAAACCAATCTCTAGTATTTTTCATTAAGCCTCTTATGGCATTGTTCAAATTACTAGGAAGCATCCCCTCTGCTGTACTGATGCCATTTAAAGAAGTATTGTTTGCTTGTGTTGTTGAATAATCTTTTATATTTGTTGTCATGTTACCCCATAAACCAGTTAAACGCTTTATCGTTTTCTGTATTGTTTTTATTTACTAAATTATTTACAGCTTCTTCTACTTGTCTTTGAAAAAGCTCTTGTGCTTCAAATGAGTAACGAACATTATCTATATCAACTTTATCACTCATTATCTTGACCCTCCTGGTGTTGCTATTAAATCAATACCTTGTGCATGACTCCAAATAGACTCTGCTGGTATTTTAACATTAGCTCTAAAGTATCGACCACTTTTTCTTACAGGGTTGATACCACTATCATTCATTGTTGCTGATGCACTTGATGTTACATCATCGGCTAATTTATCTCTTGTTTTAACAATTACATTTGCACTAGCGTCAACCAATGGTCTTATGCCAGTTATGTTTGCTCTTGCTCCAGGAAATATTTCTGTTTCTTTCGTTTCAAGCTCAGCTTCTAAATTCTTTCCACTAAATATAGATGCTTTAAAATTTTCATCAATTGCACCTAAATATAAATGACCTGTGGTCCAGAAAGCTGTATCTAGTGAAATATTAATATCTTCTAAGTTTTCACTAATAATATCCATTAACTCAACTGTGTTAGCTACTACAAATTGTTTAAAAATTTGTGATGCTTTAACATTTGCTAAAGACCACTTTTGAGTTACATAATTATAAATTAATAATCTATCACAAATACCTGTTGTGTTAGGATTATTTTTACTTGGATATAACCATATAGCTAGTGTGTTAAATGGATCAACAGCACTTGTTATTCTATCTGTGTAAGCTTTATTTAAATCGTTTTCAAAAAATCTATTTACTTTTTCAGCTCCTATAGGCAATACTTGATCACCATTAATTTGAAAGAAACCATCATCAGCGTAGAAAAATATTTGTCTATTGTCTTGGCAAACAGTTTGGCCATAGACAGCTCCTCTATTGGCAGAGATTACACTAAATCTGAATATCGTATTACCACCAACAAAGTCCATCCTAATAATCTGGTTTTGTCTAAATACATATCCGACCTCACCACTAGTTATGGCAACAACCTGACCCCCTGAGCCTGGTAAATCTTGTTGATCACTTGAACTTATACCAGCTTCCCAAGTTGATATATCGTTGATACCACTCCATTGAACTCTATTTTTAGCGTTCTCAATATTACCTGTTACTAAAAAATCTCTAATAACTCCTGATACTCTAAACTTACTAGGTACAGTTCCACTTGTTGCTATGCTTTGTAGCGTAGCAAAGTTAGTTGAAGTACCCATTAAATAATACATTGGAGGATTAACTCCATTACTTGCAATTATGTATTGGCCAAATTGAGTAAATGTAAAAAAATCAGTATCGCCACCACTTATGGTTAAGCTACCTTTAACACTTGTAAAAGTTCCACTTGTTAATTTATAAATATTATCTTTCGTACCAACAAATGTAAAAACTGTGTTTGTATTATCTCTAAAACTTCCTGCGCCTTTTGCATTTTGTGTTACATTAGATGCACCACTATAAGCCACCAAACCTTTAACTGGCTTATAAGAACTTTGAGCATGATACACATTAGTTGCTACAGTTGAGCCAGGGTTTAGATGATCAGGTTGATCAGGTAACCATTCTCCAAAAGGTAGTTGCATAATTAAGCCGAATTAGTTGTAGTTACATTTAAAGTTTTAAAAGGTGATGAAACTGTGTCCTCACTTCTTATTTGTAGAGGTGATCCACTAAATTGATCTTCTCTATCGTTTTGTTCTAATCTTTCCATAGCAGTAGCGTACATTTGTTGCCATGTTTGAACTTGTTGAGGATTAACTCCACCTAAAAAATTTGAAGCATGAAACAAAGCACCATACAAATAAATTGATGGATGATTTGTTAAAATATAATTTGACGTATTAGTGTCCGATAAAGCATCAAACGATTTATAATAATTAATATAAGCCGTATAACTAGAATCTGGTTTAGGCATAAATCTAAAAGTATCACCTAAAATTGTGTAAGCTAAAGGTAGCCCTGTTCTTGATGTTCCTCTTACTTGATCCATTTGTGGTGGAGTCATGTAACGTAAAGGATATTTTGTAGAGCCACTTAAAATATAAATATCTCTAACTTGTAAAAACCCAGTAGGTAAAGCTTCAGTTTCAGAGTCTATTGTAAAGCTAGTTTGAGCTATCATTTTTCTAACTCTTAGTTTTGAGTTAAAATCAGCTTCTACTAATTTTATAAAATCATCACTAATCTCTGTAGTTAAATCACTTCTATTTAACCAATTAGCAATTGACGTTTTTAATTCTGTATAACTTGTAAGTGCCATTAAAATCTTCCTGGTGCTGTTCTAAAATATTTATAATCAGAACTATTTAATTTTTCTTTTAGAATTTTAGTTTGAACATCTTTAGGTAAGGCAAACCAATTACCTTTATTTTGATCTTTGTTATATTCTTTAGCCCAAATTTCTAAAACTATTGTTGGAATAGATGCTACTCTTTTTAAACCTTTATCAGCACTATAACCATCATTTTGAGTGTATAGCTTTTTATTGTGTTCTAAAATTGGCTTGTGATCAACTTTTCTTTCTTGGACAACACCTTTTTCTGTGCCAATAAAAGTTTCACTTACTAAACCATCTTTTTCAACAACTTTACTCATCGCCCTTGACCTTTATATCTGGTAAGTTTTTTGTTTCTTTTTTCATTTTTGTTTAAACGCTTTTTATGTTTGCCTAATTTTTTAGGCTTTGGTCTTGGAACAAAATGAACAAATTTTTGTCTAGCCACTTAACTCAGTAACGTATAAATCGCCACTTCCTATAAAAGCAACTTTTTCACCTGGTCTAATTTTTATTATTTCAATATCATTAGCTGGTATATACATTGATGATGTAGTAGCAGTTGGTGATCCACCAAATGCAACATGGCCATTGGCACTAGCAACTAATCTCACAAATTGTGTATGAGAAAGCATACCTGCAGATGTTGCTGCGCTTGATCCACTAGATGTTACCTTTTGTGTTTTAATTGGAAATAATCCATAATTATAAGCCATTAGTATTTCCCCTTTTTCATATTAACTTTTTTACCTTTTTTCTTTGCAAAGGCTTTAGCTTTTTTCATTCCACTTTTAGTGTATGAAAATTTTTTCTTTCCGACCATCGGCATAGTTTTTTCTCCTATAAAATTTTATTGTGTATTTGGGGGAAGTACCGCTAGGCAAGATCCCCCAAATTCTATTATCTTCTAATAACGTAAGTGATTTCCATAATAGAGGTATTAGTTGATCCACCATTAGTTATAGCTTCAATAACTGATCCCTCATTAACACTATTTAGAGATGTTGGCTCTACTTCGTATTTCTTACCAGCTGAGCCTGATGCAACATGACTAATCGCTGCACTAGTACAAGCTACACCATCTATTTCAAAAGTGATCGCTGCAGTTCCAGTTGTAGCAGTTTGGTTATGTGCAAAAATTTTTATAATTCTTCCACCATCTGGTACATTTACAAATGTAGATGATGCTGTTGAAACATCAGGTATAGCAGAAGTTAAAAAATAATCGTTTAAAGTTCTCATGTTTTTTTTTCCTATTTATTTGCTTCGTTCCGTCATTGACTTCAAAGACCAAACAAAAATGTTAATTGAATATAGGGGGATTGCTCCCCCTATAATTAAAATGATTATGATGTAGTTAAATCAAAAACTGCACCACTTGCTTTTTGGTTTTTAGAAACCAAAGTATATTCGCAAAGTAGAGCTTGTTTCTCTGCATCACCAGTTTTTGCTAAGTTCATAAGAGAGAAATCTCTTAAATAAGCTGTAGCAAACATATCTGGTTGTAATACAAAACAATCTCTTGATCTTGAGAATCTATTTGGAACAACAGTCATCGCACCAAAATCAGATTCATAAACATCAACTGCAGCTACAAGTCTTTTGTTTTCAGCTGGGTCAAATCTAGTTGATCCACCTGTAAAACCAGAAAGAACTTGTTTGTTGAAAGAGCCAAGCATGATCATTGACGGATCACCACCCTCATCCCAACATTTTTTAATTACAGATTTTAATTGAGATTCAGTAAATGCTCTTTGAGTTCCATCAGTTCTAGCTGTGCCTGGAGTATCAACACTTGATACTTGACCATTTGCACCACCTGCACCTGCATCTACGTTTTGTTGTATCCAACCTGCTAATCCAGCAAGTTCTCTAGCTGTAGAGTCATCTCCAACAACTGGTGAGTTGTTAGCTGTTAATGAACTTTCCATATCTCTTTTAAGCTCTTTTGAAGCTTTTGAGATTTGATAAGCTAATTCATTATTTCTACCAGCTTTTGATACGCTTTCTAAAGTACCAGAAACGATTACAGATTTTCTTGAAATCTGAGTTCTGTTATTAACTCTAGTAGTAGCAGTTGGGGCAGCGAAAGAAATTTCATCACCCTCTATTTGTGCATTTGTTGCAGAAGCACTTGCTAAAGCGTCAGTTTGCCATTCATGTAGAACAGCTGTTGCTTTTTCTTTACCAATACCACTCATGAAAGGTGTATCAGTAGGTGAGATTGAGTAAATCAGATCCGATAAATCTTCTCTCAATCCTTTAGCGTCATATTGACTATATGTTCCAGTTACCTGTGCCATAATATTCTCCTATTGAGGTTATTTATTGTTAATCATATCTAAGAAAATACTAGTAGCGTCTTTGATGCTCCCAGTTTTTTTTAGACGACTCAACTTTTCCTTACGCTTCGCTAAACTTATATCGCTTTTTTCGTTTTTAACCCCACTTGAGAAAACTTTACCTGGTTTAGATATTTTTTTTGCTAAACCTGGTTTTGAACTTTGCATATTTCTAAATTTCATAGCATCGTTCACCAACATAACAATTCTATGATCATAAACTTGTGCTACTTCTTGGTCATTAAAACCATAAGCATTTAAAGTTGACTTCATAGAAGATTTTAATTTAGATGCTTTTGTAGGATCACTAAACTCTGGCATCTTAGATACCAATTTACGTTCTTGATCTTTCAAAAATTCTCCAAATTGTTTTTGTTGTTCGCTTTGAGTCTTTTCAATAGCTTGATCAAGACGTTCTTGTCTTTTTTTCATTCTATGTTCAATCCTCATCGCTTCCGTTGGATCTTCTTCGTATAATTTTTCTAAATCAACACTATTTTTTTCTTGATTTAGTTCTTGTTGGGCTAAAGACACCATTTGATTAAGTTCATTCAACTTATTAGAATAGTCTTGTCTTTGCTTTTCCGACTCTGCCTGTAATTGCTTTCGTTCAAAAGCTAAATTTTCAGTTTTTTGTCGGTAGTCGGCATCTCTTGAGTAACCATTCCTCAATTCATCAAGGGTAACATCGAATTCTTGTCCATTAACTTTTACTTTGTGTAATGGGGACTCTTGTTTCTCTTGAATCTCAGATTGTTCTTCATCTTGAGTTGCTTCTTCGGAAGTTTCTTCTTGCGATTCTTCTTCCATTGTTTCCTGTTCCTGAGGTTGATCTTCTATTTGAGATTCCTCATTTGTTGGATCAGGGGAATTTTGTTCTTCTTGGGGTGGCTCACCATCTTCTTGAGTTTCTTTTTTTGTTTCCTCAGGGTTTAATAAACCACTTATTGTTTTTGTTGCTCTTTGTATATCAGTTTCAGCTTCCTTTAGTGGATTAGCATAATTGTCTGCCATACTTTTCTCCTTTAAGTTAAGTTCCTGTTGTGTAGGTTGACTTATCCTAAACTTGATTGTTTAGAATTTTTTGTTTTTGATACTTTTTCTAAAATCTTCTAATTGTTTAGAAGCTAATTTACCTGTATCAATAACTTCTTTTAAATTTTGTTCTACTTTGCCTACAATGTTATAGGCCAACCAAAGCATTTCTCTAGTTTCTTGTTCTTTTACACCAGTACTAAATAGACTATCTTGATAAGCTTTTTTTAATTTATCAAAAGACTCTTGTAATAAAGGATTTTCAAAGAGTTGTTTAGCCTTGTTCGACTGGCTGACTTCCTCTTGGAGCTTGTCCTGGTCCATCATTTAAGTTACTCACTTGTTTTTCTAGTGACTCTGCGCTTCGTTGTGCTTCTAAAAAAGTTTTATTTCTATTGTTTGTAACTAACTTCTCAAGATCTGCGTCTGCTTTTAATTTTGCTACGTCTATTTGTGAATTATATTTTAATTCTAATTCTTTAATTTTAGTTTCAAAACCTAAAATAGCTTCCGCAGTATCAGCTCTTAGTTTTTTGTTTTCTAATTCTAACTCTGCTATTTTACGTTTTTCTTCACTTTGTATTCTAGTAAATTCAATTTTTTCAATTGGTGTTAGTGGTGGCTCAGGTGGTGGTGTAACCATGCCTTTACCCATATCTGGATTAACAAAATAATTTTCAACATTTTTTAAACCAGCGTTTTCTATAATTTTTGCTAAACTATTATAAATATTTTTAAGACTAACCATTGGGAACTCTCTATTGCCTTGCAATTGGAAAGCTTGTAGTTGTCTTTCTAAAATATTATTTAGCATTACTATTTGTTGTTCTTTTGATCCACTTCCTAATCCAACAACAATTGAAATATTAAATCTATTCTTCCACTCTGTAGGTTTTACAGGTACGAATTGATTGTTTAATTCTACAACTCTTTCTTTGTCTTGATACTTACAAGTTAATTCAAAGATACGTCTAAACAAATCCTTAATCCCTGTCTCTGCAAATACTCTAGCGATCAACTCCATTCTCATTTGAGATTGAGTCATAATCGCATTAACCCCTGTCGCTGTTTTGTTTAAGCTATCAGCGTCTAGGCCTTGATTGTATCTTGTTATCCCTGTTCTAGTTTCTCTAATTGTATCTAGGTATTCTAGCAAAGGGAAAGCTTGTTGAGATATAGTTTGGTTTTGCATAGGGAACATCACTTGTGATGGTGGTTGTTTAGTTCTAACCACACCCCCTGGTCTTGACGTAAGTAAATCATCAAGATTAACTTGGCCATCCATAATAGCAACTCTATTGTTATTAGTTAAATACATATTATCTAATAACTGTCTCATCACCGTAGATTTAATTAATTGAACATCTTCAACTAATTCACTAACACTACGACCATAAAATCTATGAGGCATTGGAATAGGTGTTAAGCTACAAAAAGGAATATTATCACAAGGCATATTCTCTAGTATTTCATTTGCACTAGACCCTGCTACTATTACTTTTCTTAGCTCGGCTACGCCATCACCATCCATATCGCATCTTACATAGCACTCATAAACTTCGATGTCAGTTGTACTTTCGTCTGGTGCATCGTTTAATGGTGACTCATCTATATCGCTTAATCTTGTAAGTCTTTCGTCATTTAAAAGAATATTATTTGACGTTGGTAAATTTTCTATAACTTCTCTATCAAAGCCCATCTCTATAAGTTGGCTTCTAGTTTTCATAACTCTATGAGCTACAAAGTTTGCATCTTCGATAGACTTTGCACTTCTTTGAATTAGGAATTCTTCAGGTGGTACGTTTTCTATTTTAACTTTACCACTAGTTGATGTTCTTTTAATCACTACGTCATGCAACATAGGTGTTGGAAGATCATCTAATTCTTGATTAGCTTCAAGGTCAGGGTTTTGTTCTTGTTGTATTTTTTTTAAAGCTTGAATTTGTTCTAATTCTTCTTGTGCTTTTTCATCAACTCTAGTTTCTTCACTAACAATTTCTACATTGTCATCATTAACTAAAACTTGATATTCAATATCATTTAAATTTTTATAAGTTTCTTGCTCAACACTTGAGCTATCATCCCAATAAACTTTTACAATTCCATTTTTTTCTAAAAGTGCATCTTTAAACCAAGTGTATAGAATACTAAAACCATTATTATCTTTGTTAAAAATATAATTAATATAGTTTGTAGCTTGATCACTTAATGGAACATCTTCACTTTTTACAGGCTCACATTTAACTACTTGATCACTAGCTGTAAATATTCTTAACAAGTTAGGTAGGATTGTTTCAACGGTGTCGGCTACGTCTGTTGATACGACTTGTGATCTACCATCAATCTCTGTGCCAAGCTTATCACCCATGTAATATTCCATAGATTTTTTTCTTTGCGAAGTAAGATTACTTCCCATAAAACCTATAGAGTTATTAATCTCTGAGTTAATAATAGCTCTTAATTTATCTAATGTTACTTGTTCTGCCATATCAAATTATATAATTAGTATTTATTGGTACTTCTTTTTTCCAATCGCTTATTTCAACACCTTGCCCTACGATGCCAGTTCTAAAACTATCAGCGCAGTGCGATGCAAAATTATGTAAAGGTTTATTTCTAAAGCATTGGTTTTTATCATCCCATCTTTTTTGATATGCTTTAAGATATTCAATCGCTGTCTTGCATTTATTCTTATCAAACCAACAATTAGTTAATTCTTTTCTAACTGCCTCAATCCCATCTTCGATGGAAACTTTGGGAGCTACTTCAAATGCTATTCCTAATTCAAGAGCTGACTCTAACCTAGACTTACCCATGTTACCAAGTTCTCTAACTTTAATATCATGAGGTGCTATGTGTTTAGAATAGTCATAACCCTTTTGATCAATTATATCTATGTAGTGATCTAAACCAAAACCACTATTTTCATAATAATCTATTAATCTTATTTCGCCCTTATATCTTTGAGCAAACCAAATCGAAGTTGAATCGTTTAAGCCTAAATCCCACCAGGTTTCTACATCAAGGTTATCGTCATAAGGAACATCCCCAACTCTACCCTCTTTTGCTAGACTCTCAATAATATGTCCATAATAAGACCCTGTAATCGCTGCTTGAAAAGAACATTCAAACTCTTGCTCATACAAGTCTTTAGACATCACCTCTTGGGCTGCTTTTAATTCTTCATCGTCTAAAATTTTTGTATCACTAGCTTTGAACACACAAGAAAACCAATCTTTGTTTTCTCTAGCTTGTTCGTACAATTCGTAAAAGTAGTTTCGGCCTTTTGGCGTACCAATAAACACACACCAACCCTTACGATCTGCTAATGCTGGTCTAATGATCTCTGGGAATATAGTAGGCTTAATAGATTGTGTTTCATCGAATACACATCCATCAAGAAATATACCCCTGAGTGCCTGATCATTCTCTGCGCCTAAAATTGTGATCCTTGCACCATTTGGTAAATCACATCTTAGTTCGCTTTCGTTAAATTTTGTTCCAGGGATTTTCCCTGCGTAAGTTTTTATATA